AGAGCCAGTGCGTCCGGGGATATAAGCAAATTCTATAAAGTTGGCGATAAAGTTGGTACAACAATCATTGGTGAAATAAAAGGTAATCAATACAGAGCTTTACTGAAAGACGGCACTTTATCGAAAACAATGCACGCTATACCAGTTGATAGTTCGGTTATTGGATATATGGATAGATACCCTAGAATACCTTATTGCAGAACAACCGCATTTTCTCAAAAGTTTTTCAACGAATATAATATGTGTGTTCCCTATGTAAAATGTGTGAACGATGTCTTCAAAAATTATGCACCGCATAGATATAAAATACAAAAGGCTATGGCAGATGCTTCCTCGCAAGACTTTATAATTAAAGACACCGCATTCACTACAGTTACAGTAAATAAAAATTTTCAGACAGCTGGGCATAAGGATGCAGGAGATTTAAAAGAGGGTTTTGGGAATTTAGGGGTCATATCAAGGGGTAAGTATGATGGTTTTTATACTGTTCTACCAAAATACGGAATTGGTTTGAATATCAAACATGGCGATGTTGCTCTTTTTGATGTTCACGAAGTGCACGGCAATACAGGTGCAAAAGATGCTTCTTATTTCGAGAGAATATCAGTTGTTTGTTATTATAGAGAAAAAATGATCTACTGTGGCACTAAAGAATATGAATTAGAAAGAGCAAAAACAGAGACAAAAAAAATAGCACTACCAGAAGAAATCAAAAAAGCAGATGAAATAAGAGAGAAGATTTTGGGATAATGTGCGGTGTAGTAGGCATAGTATCAAAAAATATCATACCGACAGATATTATTGAAAAGCTTATATTACAATCCAAGATAAGGGGTCAACACGCTACTGGCATAAGTTATGTAGATAACGATCTTCTTAAAACAGAGAAAATTGCAAAAAATGCAACTTTTTTAAACGTAAAAAATATAAACACAAGATGTTTGATTGCACATACTAGATATAGTACCTCATCACTAGAGCACAACCAACCTATAGCATATGATGATTTGGCGGTGGTTCACAATGGGGTCATAACCCAAGAGGATAGCTCACATTGGGATAAATATGATTATGATTTTCAAACAAAAAATGATTCAGAGTTTATCATCAAAAGTTTTCTACAAAAAAGCCACCCAGTTAGGGATTATGTGGAAGCGTCAATATCAGCAATAGTAATAAACAACCAAACAAAAGAATTGCATTTTTTTAGGAATGAAAAAAGACCGCTTTATTATTGTTATGAGGACGATATGTTTGTTATGGCTTCAACGAAGGACATTCTACTTAGAAGTGGTTTTGAAAAAGTAAATAAATGTCGTTGTTGTGTAAATTATACGATAAAAAACAATCAAATTTCTTATTACGAAATAAGAGAGGTAACGACAGACCTCCAATGATCAAATATCTTGATGCAAATGACATATCTTCATTGATACAAAGAGCACCCAGTGGGGAAAATACTAAATTTCTCAAAAACGCCCATAATTTGTGGTTTAGATTCAAAAACTACGACAGATACCCCTGTATAGCTCTTTACAAAAACGAAATATGCGTCGCTGTAATTTACGCTACATTCAGTGATAAAACGGGATACACAAACCTTTATGAGATTTGCACAATGCAAAATTTGGAAAGAAAAGGCTATGCTTCTGAAATATGGTCAGAGTATCTTCAAATAGCCTATAAGAGAAAGATGAAAAGATTAAAAATATCCTGCACCCCTGAATCTATAGGGTGGCATAAAAAAAATGGTCTTTTGTTTTGGGGTGTAGATAAACAAGGTAGTCTTAAATCAGATCAACCGCTCAAAAGAACAAGAGAAGAGCAAATTAAATTTAGGGATAAAGCTGTTATCGATCCCGGCATCGCAAAGCCAGACAAAAAGGTATGCGAGAAGCTTAAAAACGAACAAATAGAAAATGTTAAATTGAACTCCAAACAAGGGGTCAGAACGTGGAACGCCATTAAGAACGTAGGAGACTATTACCTAGGGAGATATTTATGGACTACAGAGAATTACAAAATAGAAAAAGAGGGTTCTTCAAATGGTATTATTGGTCTTTAAAATATAAAGATTGCGACCCGCCTATTTGGATGCTGAACTATTTATTCGATAGGTTTGAGCATAACTTAGAGCAGAAATATTGGATTGCTTGGATTTATGGGACAACATACCACCTCCCGACCGCTTGGATTATATGGAATGAGTTTCCAGATTATGAGCTCGTTGATTACGATAGATTAAAAGATTGGAATGATAAAAATTATACAAGATTGAGGTATCAGACCGATACAAAATACAATAAAGGGTATTTACCGCAACAATTTGCCAGTTACAAAAGATGGATAGAGCACAATAACCCATCGAAGACGCAGAAGAATAAATTTGATTTTTATAAAAAGAAAAAAAGCTTCAACTATCTCTTTGAGTCTATTTCCCAAAATCTCTACAAATTTGGTAGATACTCTACATGGTTTTATATGCAAACATTGAAACAATGCGTTGGGGTAGACTTGCAACCTAACAATTTAAAATTAGAGGATTTTAGTGGTAGTAGGTCGCACCGAAACGGACTGTGTTTGGCTCTAGGTAAAGATGAGTGGGTAGACCAAAAATTAAACGAAGATTCTCTAGCTTTTTTAAATGATAATGCGGAATACATACAGGATAAAATTAAATACATATCACAGGATAGGGTGCAAACGGATTATTACTATTTGGAGACTGCTCTTTGTAGTTACAAAAAAATATTCAGAGTAAAAAATGGGAGATACTTGGGATATTATCTCGATAGGCAAGCGGAAGAAATAAAAAAAGTAGAACAAGATGATTGGATAGGGGTGGACTGGCAAGTGTTTTGGGACGGAAGAAAAGAGAAATTACACGAAGAGTTGTATTTATCGGAATCTTTACACAAAGAATTATATTCTCAATTTTTAGAAACAGGTAGCTTTATGAGGGAATCATGCCCACTTTGATAGCTTTAGGCGGTATCCCGGCAGTGGGTAAAACCACCATAGTGCAACAATTTTTTGAACAATATCATAGTTGGAAGCTTTTCAAATTTAAAAAAGTTTATGGTCATTATCACCCGGCATTAGATTTGGTTATTTTAGGTAAATATTCAAATGGTGAAGTTTTTTCTGGCACAGATAGACTTTCAATGGCGGTGCAACCAGACTTCAACGAGTTATTAGACAAAGATATGCCCTATAATGTATTGTTTGAGGGCGATAGGCTCTTTAATATTAAGACTTTGCAGAAAGCCAAAACCAAAATGTCTTTACAGGTTTACATAGTTACAAGTAATAATACTACAGAGAGACATATAAAAAGAGAAGATAGTCAATCTGAAAAATTTATTAAAGGGAGAAAAACCAAAATAGAAAACATCAAAAAATATTTAGGTAGTGATTACATTACGTTAGTAAACAACCAAGAAGAAGATATTGAAAAGAACTACAATATTATTCTTAAACACTTTACTCAAAGGTAAAAAGAGGATTATGGCTAGACCAAAGAAATATCAAATTGATACAAAACAACTCACAGCATTGGCAAAACTTGGGTGCACCAACATAGAGATGGCTGACTTTTTTGGCTGTTCACCAGACCTATTAGAAAAGAGTTATTCGGAATTTCTGACAAAAGGAAGGGCAGAGCAAAAAATGAGGTTAAGACAGCTCCAATGGAGAGCTTGTGAAAATGGAAATGTGAGCATGTTAATCTTTCTAGGTAAGAATATGTTAGGACAGCAAGATAGGGTAGAGGAGTCACAAACCGAAGAACCTTTACCATGGACTAACTAATGCCTTTAACACAACCACAAGCGAAAGTTATTAAAGATAAAGCAAGATTTAGAGTGCTTATTACCGGGAGAAGATTCGGGAAAACCTATTTAGCAATTAACGAGTTAGCAAAGTTCGCAAGCAGATCAAAACAAAAAGTTTGGTATGTTGCACCAACGTACAGACAAGCAAAGCAGATTGTTTGGAATGAGCTTAAACAAAAATTAATAGACCATAAATGGGTAAAAAATATAAATCATAGTGATCTTACTTTCACTTTGAAAAACAATTCAACTATAACATTGAGGGGAAGCGACAACGAAAATGCATTGCGTGGCGTTGGGATAGATTTTCTTGTCATTGATGAGTTCGCAGACGTCAGCAAAGAAGCTTGGTATGAAGTATTACGACCAACCTTGTCGGACAAAAAA